GCCCAGCGCGGCCTTCGCGGCATCGTCGTAGAGGCAGGGGCGGCCATCGGCCATGAGCCACCACCACGGCTCGCCGATCTGGAAACGGACCGGAACGCCCGTCTCCAACATCAAGGTCACGAACCCCGCGGCAACGTTCTGCAGCCAGGCCATCGCGACAGAATTGGCGGGCGAGAGCAAGGCCGAGGGCGGATCCCACCCGGTCCGGGCAGGGTCGCCATTGGCGGCGCGCTGCTGCCAGGCGTCGGGGCAATGCTGGGCCAACAATTCATATGACAGCGACAGGATCGGAGCGAACCCTGAACCCTTGGCTTCGGCTAGGAAACTGCGGTGCCAGGCCTTGGCCGGGGTACACAGCGGATCGCCGCTGGCCGGGGCCAGGAACTGGCCGCCGCTGTTTGCCAGCCGCATGAAATGGCTCATCCCGACATAGTGTAGCAACGATCCCCGATAGCCGAGCTGCACGGCATTGCGGATCAGCCGGGCCGGGGCCTGGTTGGTACTGTCGTCATAGGCCGTGGCCATCGCCAGGCCGTGGGGCGGGACCACGACGTTGCCGATCTCAAGCATCGCGTGATGGCCTTCGCAGCGGATCGCGCTCAGCTCGGCCCAGCCATCGATGGATGCTGCCAGCGGCGCGGTGCTGCCCGCGACATAGCCGGGCGCGACCAACGAAATGAACATCCGCTCGATATCCGCCGGGTATACCGGATCGGCCTCGGCTGGCAGCAGGAACCCGCCCTTCAGGGCGGAGAAGGGCAGCGTGATCTGCGCATCCGTGGCGCTGCCCTGGGCATAGTTCCACAGCCGGACATACCAGGTGCGCGGCTGGCCCGCCGCGTCGCGGCCCTCGATCGTCAGGGTCGGTCCGTTGACTGCGTTCAGCGCCATGATCCCACTGCTTTTCCAGCGAAATTTCAGCGTGGTGCGCGAATAGTCGCGGCGCGTTTCATAGGCCAGCAGCGGGTGATCGAAGCGATCGACCGAATCCCAGATGATCCCTGCCAGATCGCCCTCGCGCATGAACGTGGCATCGACCCGCAATGCATCGGGCGCCGTCGTTGTCAGCGCGGCCATCATCGGGCGCGGGAAATTGACGGTCCAGAAGCGCGGGTCGAACCGCTGGATCCAGTCGCTGTCCTGCCCTTCGCGCTTGGCGGTTAGCCAGAAGGCCATTGTCCGGCGCTCCTCAGGCTTCGTACAGTGCGCGGCGCACTGCGCTGGCGACCTGGCGGCTCGATCGCTGTAAGGCCTGCGGGGCACTGGTCCCTTGCGGGGCGGCGATGGTGATATTGACCTTCACGTCGCGGCCAGAGCTGCGCAGTGCATTCTCGATCCGCCCGGCGCTGGTCGGTACGAACAGTTCGGGGCCGCGTTCGCCCACTACATAGCTGCGCCCCGGCGAGACCGGGCCGCCCGTGGCGCGACCGGGCGAACCGAACAGCGAAGCGATCATATTGCCGATATTCAGCAGCGAACCGAACAGGCCGCCCGAACCATTTGAGCTGCTCTGGCCGCCCAGCCCGATCGAGTTGAACAGATTGTTCAATGCGCTCTGGGCGATCTGGTCGATCACGTTCAGCGCGATCTTGCGCAGGTCCTCAAACCCCAGCGAGCCCTTGCGCAGCGCCGACATCAGCCCGCGTTCTAGCGCATTGCCGGCCTGGGCAAAGCCATCGACCAGCGTGCCGTCGAAAGTCCCGCGCATCGCTGCGACATCGGCGGCGAAGGCCTGGGTATTGGCCCTGACTTCAAGCATCAGGGTGTCGACCTGATCGGTCATTGTCGCGCTCCATCATGCGGGAAAGGTCGGTGCGGCTGAGCGGCTGGCCGTCAGTAAGTCCGGGCGAAAGGATCGCTGCCAGCTCGGCCGGGGTTGCCGCCCAGAACTGGTCCGGGTGCCAGCCCAGCATCCGCGCGGTCAGGCCGGCCAGGCTTAGCGCGCCGGGGCCGAAGCACCGGGTCATTGCGGGTCGGGGCTGGTTTCGCCCTGCAGGATCTGGCCCAGCAGCACGCGCAGCGGCTGGCTGGCAGAGGCCAGGCCATGCTGCATAACCGCTTCGCCTACCGCATCGCGGGTCAACCCGTCGCGGCAATCCAGGCAGTGCCAGAACAGCGTGGCCATTTCGCCCAGGCGAAGCTGCCCCGCCCCAGCGCGCTCAACCAGCGCGAAGAGTGGGCCCAGTTCTTCCTCGGCCGCGACCAGCGCGGCGAAACTGGGGCGGAGCAGACGCGGCGAACCAGCCACGACCAGCGTGGCTTCGCCGCGAAAGGGGTTGGCGCTGCGACTCATGCCGAAGCGACCGGGCCAGAGCTCTCAAGGCTCAGCGTGTAATTGCGCTCGCCGTTGAAATCGCCCGAATAATCGAGCTTCTGGACCAGGAATTTCCCGCGCAGCTTTTCGCCGTCCTCGAAACTCAGCTCATAGTCGTCGAGCGTGCCGTTCATGGCATTGGCGCGGACCTGGGCCTCGGCGGCGCTGCCCAGGAAAATCCCTGCCGCGCTGACCGAGACCGAGCGGACGCCCGCGCCCGACAGCATCTCGCGCCAGCCGCCGCTTTCCTTCGTGGTGATCACTACCGGATCGCCGGCGATCGACATCTGCGTGGTGCGCAGCCCGGCAACGGTGCGGTAAACGGCAGGGCTGGCGCCGTCCGAAATCTTGAGCAGGAAGGCGCTGCCTTTCTGGGCGGTCATGATGAAATCTCCTATTTGTTCCGCCGGAGGCGGGAGGGGTGAAAGCCGCAATCTGCCGCTGTGCGGCAGCTAGCTGGCCAGCACCCGGAAACGGTATTCGATCAGGATCGCGCGGGTGTTGGACCCGCGCTGTTCGGCACGGGCGCGCAGGAACTGGGCAGTGACCACGCGGAAGCCGGGTTGGGCGGCGGGCAGCGAAGCCATGCGGGCCTCGATTGCGGCAACCAGCGCCGCGGCGCTGGTCGGCTGGTCACCGCGGCAATGCAGCTCCAGCGCGATCCGCACTTCGCGGCCTGCAACGTCCTTGGCGCTCCAGTCGGCGCTGGCCGAAGCGGAAATCGCCAGCCACGGCAGCGCGGTGCGCGAAGGGGCTTCCTCGGCAATGGTATTGAGCTGGCCGAACAGCGCCGGATCGGCAGCCAGCCAGGCCAGCAGGGCGGCGCGCAAGGGCACTTCCATCGCGGTCTATCCTTTGGTGAAACGCGGCCACAGCAGGCTGGCACGGCGCCAGCGCGCTGCGGGATCGCGGCGCTCAAGAACAAGTTCGGCTGCCCGCGCGGCGGCGATGGTCTCAGCCAGCGCTGTCAGGCGCGCGGCAACCTCTGCAAAGCTGGTGCTCATGCCAGCCGCATCCGCCGCCATGGCCGCCACAGCGCAGCCACCGCAGCGGGCGGCATGGCGGTGAGCGCGCTCTCGTCTTCGCGGGCGCGGTACTGGAACGCGCCCAGCCGCAGCACCCCGTGGCGCAGGCCATCGGGCAGGCTGGCCCAGTCGGGCGCGAGCCCGGCGGTAAAGCGCACCGCGATCCGGCCCGCGCTGCCAGGGTTGCTCACCCGCACCAGGCCGCTGCCATCGGCGGCAAGGTCGATCGCATAGCTCGCCACCGGCAGGGCAAAGCGCGCGCCTTCGGCCGGCAGGCCGTCGATCGCGGCGATCGCCTGGACCGGGCGGGTGGACAGGGCCTGCCATTCGCCAGCGGCGGGCAGCACTTCCTCGCAGCTCTGTTGCAGCGGCATCAGCCCGGTGAACTGCTCGCACAGTTCCAGGCTGGCGCGCAGCAGTGCGGTCAGCTGCGCATCGTCCTGCGCGGTGGTGATGCCAAGCCAGTCTTTCAGCTCGGCCAGCGCAGCCGGAGCCAGCACGGCAGGCGTGACGATTAGCCGCTTCATCGCGGTCTCCATCAAATGATCGGGAAAGGGGGCGCCCGCACCTAGGGGTGGGGTGCGGGCGCGGCGGCCGGCCGGGAGGGGAGCTGGCCGCAGAAGGGGCTTAGGTCGAGATCTTCAGGAGCTTGATCGCGTCGCTATCCAGCACCTGCCCGCCGACCCGCTTGGTCGCGTAGAAGTTGACGTAAGGCTTGTTGGTGTAGGGATCGCGCAGGATCGACGTGGTGCGGCGCTCGGCGATGATATAGCCGTTCTTGAAGTTGCCGAATGCGATCGGGAAGGCGTTTGCGGCAATATCGGGCATGTCTTCGGCCTCGATCACCGGATAGCCCAGCAGGCGCGCCGGTGCGCCTTCATAGATGCCCGGCTGCCACAGGAACGAGCCGTCGGCGGCCTTGAACTTGCGCACTGCCGCCAGCGTCTTGGTGTTCATGATGAACACCGCGCCCTGGCGGTGCCCGGCGCGCAAGGAATGGACCAGGTCGATCAGCACCAGTTCCGGACCGGTGCCAAAGCCGGTGGCATTGCCGGTGACCACGTGCTGCAGCGTGCCGAACGGACGGGCCGCATCGGCGGTCAGCGCGGTCGGCTGCTGCAGGAAGCCCTTGGGCTGGTTGGTGCCGCTGCCGTTGATGAAAGCCGCACCTTCGGCCCGGGCGAATTCGACGGCGATTTCGTTCGCCAGCCATTCTTCCAGGTTGAAGGCCGCATCGTCGAGCATCGCCTGGCTGGCCGACGGGTTGGCATAAAGCTCGCCCGAGGGCGGGACGATTTCGTTGAACTTCGAGGTCACCGTTTCGGGCCGCGCCCCGGTTTCGCTGACCCAGCCCGAAGCGGCGGTCGAATTGGTGATCAGCTTGCGGTAACCGGCGGTCGAAGTCTGGACGACCTGCGCCACCCCGCGGAACGGGCTGATGGTCTTGAGCTGGGCGGCGATCAGCGCGTCGATTTCGCGCGGGACGGCATAGCCGCCATCGGCGACGGCTGCTCCGGTCACCGACTTGAGTTCGGCAGTGCGGCCCAGCCGCAGGTAGCCATCGACGAAGCCCTTCAGCTCGGCGCTGGCCGGCGCCGCGCTGTCGAGCGCGGGGCGCGGCGAGCGGCCAATCCGCTCGATCCGCGACTTCACTTCCTCGACGTCAGAGCGCAGCGCACCCAGCGCCTGTTCCGCCGCATCCTGGCGGGCGACAAGATCGAACGAGGCGTCAAGCGCCTCTTCGGGCAGTTCATTATCCATGGGAGGCCTTTCAAGTTGATGTTCCGCCCTGTGGCAGGAACGCTTTGGATCCCCCTCCCGCTTGCGGGAGGGGCAAGGGGAGGGTGTGTTCGGGGCGGACTGGAACAGGCCCTCCCCCAACCCCTCCCGCAGGCGGGAGGGGGGATTGCAGAGCCGCCGTCAGGCGGCGGCAGGATTGACCAGATGGACCCGCGCGCCGTGCTGCATCGGGTGGCTGACCAGGCTGATCTCGAACAGGTCGACTTCGGTCAGCTCGCGGCCATCGGCATCGCGGTTGAATTCGCGGGCGCGGTAGCCGAACGACAGGCCGGTCACCTGCCCGCGTTTGAGCGCGGCGGCAGCCCCGCCAAGCGGATTGTCGAGACTGGCGACCACGCGCAGCCCGCGCTCGTCTTCCTTGACCTCTTCGATCCAGCCGATCCGCTGGTCGGCGCGGTGCTGCCAATAGAGCGGCAGCGGCCCGCGCCGCTGTGCCAGGGTGCGCTGGAACGCGCCGCGCCGGATCGTGTCGCGCCCGGCATCGCGCTTGTCGAACAGCGCGGCATAGCCGGCGAATTTGAGGCTCACTTGAGCAGGCCCACGGTGCCGGTGCGGTAAGCGATGCCGACCAGCAGCAGCGCCAGCACCCCGCGCACCACCCAGGCGATCGCCGCCTTCCAGGCCGAAGCCTTGGCATCGCGCCAGGCCTGCAGCAGCTGGCGCAGTTCGCTAAGGTCGGCATGGGCGCTGGCATCGTCCAGCCCCATCCGCGTCAGCACCCGCTCAGCGCCCAGCTCGCTCGCTTCCTCGATCATCGCGCGCAGCGTGACCAGATCGGCACCCTCGTCCGCGGCCTGCGCGACCAGCCGCGCGACCATCTCGTCTCTGTTCATGAAATGTTCCTTTAAACGGCCGGAGCCAGACCCAGCAGCGCACGCTTCTCGTCATCGGAGAGGAAGCTGGCAGCGCCGACCTGCGCCCACAGCTTTTCGCGGTCCTCGGCCAGCGCGGGCACGCGGTCGAGGTCGATGGCCAGCCGTTCATCCGGGAACCAGGTGGCCAGCCCCTCGGCCAGCGCGCCCAGCACCTTGCTGGCCAGTGGCAGCAGGGTCATCCGCCACAGCGCGCGGTTGGCCTCGCGGTAATTGGCATAGGTGGCATCCCCCGGCAGGCCCAGCAGCATCGGCGGCACGCCGAACGCCAGCGCAATGTCGCGCGCGGCAGCCGCCTTCAGCTCGGCAAAGTCCATGTCGGCGGGTGACAGGCTCAGCGCCTGCCATTTCAGCCCGCCCTCCAGCAGCATCGGCCGCCCGGCATTGACGTGCCCGGCATAGGCCTCGGCCAGCTCAGCCTTCAGCCGTTCGAACTGGTCAGGGGCCAACGTGCCGCCGTCGCCCGGATCATAGACCAGCGCGCCCGATGGCCGCGCGGCGTTTTCCAGCAGCATCCGGTTCCACAGCGCGGCGGCGTTGTGCGTCGCAATCGCCTCGTCGGCAGCGGAAAGACATCCGGCGCCATAGTGGTCGTCGGCCGGGTGGAAGTGACGAATGTGGATCACATTGGGCGCGGCGCTTTCATCCAGCGCCGGGATCTGCAGCGTGCGCTCCCCCAGCTTGTAGGCAAAGCCTTCGGGCCAGCCATCGCTGCCTGCCAGCACCGAAACCCGCTCGGGCCGCAGCGCATAAAGCTCGACCGGGCGGCCCGCGCCATCCTTGACCAGCTGGACCCAGGCATTGCCGTGCAGCAGCAGCTGGCTCGCCAGCGTCTCGAGCAGCGATTGCCCGGCAGAGGTCGCGCCGACCAGTGCGGCCAGATCAGGATCACACGGAGCCAGCGGCGCCCCGCCAATCCCCTCCGCCACCAGCCGCACCGCGCGCTGCGCCACCGGGTTCTCCAGGTAAGCGCGCCGAACGCTGCGGGCATAGTCGAACGGCGCTTTGGGATTGCCCAGGTCGCCATAGAGCCAGGGCGAGACAAAAGTGCGCGCCAAAGGCACGCGCGTTTCCGCCCCGCCCTTGAAGGCGGAAGCGAGCGATTGGAGGAAGGACATGGGGGGCCTTTCGTCTGAAGCGGCTGGCTTTGAATTTTTGAAGCTATTTGGATTGGCTCGAGCAGTCTCAAGAGCCAGAAACAACTACGGCCGCCCAAGGGCGACCGCAGGACTTGCCGCCCGAACGGTGTCGGTATCGGCGATAGCGTTTGCTATGCGCGCCGTATCTAGTACGAACGCACATTCTGTCAATACCCAAGTACGGTGAACGATTCCTTAAGGAGGCATATGAAAGTTTGCTACGTGGATGAGGCGGGCTGCACCGGCCCGTTGCCGAGTGCGACATCCAACATTCAGCCTGTACTTACAATTTCCGGCATGATGATCGACTATGCTGACCTACACGCGCTGACTTCTGGGGTACTAGATCTGAAAAGGCGGTTCTACCCAAACTTGGCGCCGCACTCCACATACCTTGGGTTGATACTGCCTGAGATAAAGGGATCTGAGGTCCGCAAAAATGCCTGTGATGCGTCCCGGAACGTTCGGCGGCATGCTTTTGGTTACATGGACGGAATGATGTCCCTCTTGGAAGCTTGCAATGCCAAAGTGGCTGGTCGTGTATGGGTAAAGGGCATAGGCGCGCCGCTAAACGGAATGTCCGTATATACCTACTCGATTCAGTCAATCTATGCGGATTTTCAAAACTACCTTCAAAGCATGAATGATTTTGGGATGGTGATAGTTGACAGCAGGCTAAAGCATCTCAACACACCAGTTGCACATTCGATATTCACCCAGAAGTTCAAAAGCTCAGGGGACACCTATGATAGGATCATAGAGCTTCCGGCATTCTCGCATAGCGACAATCATGCAGGTTTGCAGGCAGCGGATATGATGTGTTCAGCATTCATCACGCCATTGGCGATCGAAACATACTGCAAAGGCAAGGTGGCCAGTGTCCACGTGAGGCCAGGCTATCACGCAATTAAGGATCGCTACAAAATTCGATGCCAACGTTTGCAACATCGATACAAAGAAGCGAGTGGCAAGAGCCGAGGCGGATTGGTGGTATCGGATGGCATTGCCCAAAGGGTTGGTGGCGCGATGTTCCGATAACAGGCTTACGCGCTAAAGGACTCTCACTGCACTAATTTGTTACTCGCACCCTCGGCACCCCTCTCCGCCTCAACACCAGCTCGGTAACCGCCCAGACCAGAGCATCCGCCCTATCCGGCGACCTTCCCGGGCCTTCGTAACTACCCCCCGCCACCAGCCCGCAGAGCTGGTCTTCCAGCTTGGCGAACATCCCGGCGTGGCGGACCCGGCCGGCTTCGTACAGGGCGGCGACCGGTTCGGCCCGTGCGGCCTTGCCGTGCCGGGCGTGAACCAGCTTGAGCGGCAGCGCCACATCCGCCGCGCGCAGCACGCTGGCGACCATATCACCGCCCTGGTTGGCTTCGGCGATCACGCGGTCGGCCTGCCAGGCTTCGGCGGCCTGGGCGACCTTGCGGGCCCAGCGCTCTGGGCTGGCGCGCTCGATCGAACAATCGGCGAGCACACGGGCAATCCCGTCCTCGCACAGCGCAGCGACCACGATCCCGCAGGCGTCGCCCCGGCCCGAAGCCGGCGGATCGACCGCAACCACAGTGCGCACCCGGCTGCCGGAACAGGCGCTTTCGCGGCACTGTTCCAGCAGGGCGCGGGTCCACAGCGCGCCTTCGATG